AACTTATTTAGCTGAACACCTTTCAACCATTTCAAACATACAAATTCAAGGCATTTCAAGATGGCATACTGATAGAAAAAATAAGTCAGGAGTTTTTTCTAAAGTACAAATGTTTGAATGTGATCTAAATGATCTTGGAAGCGTCATTAGAACTCTTGAAGTTGCACAGCCAGATTATATATTTCACTTAGCTTCTAATGCTAACGTGAAACTTTCTTTTAGTAGTCCTAGCTCAATTTTCAATAATAATGTAAATGGAACTTTAAATTTACTAGAAGCATTGAGAATATTAAATCAGAAACCAATGATTCAATTTTGCGGAACTTCTGAAGTATACGGACAAGTTAGAGAAGACGAGATTCCAATCAAAGAAACTCAATCAATCGACCCCGTCAATGTTTATGCAATTAGCAAATTAACACAAGAGAAATTAGTTAAATCATATTTGAGATCATATGATATTCCTTGTGTGATTACTCGTGCTTTTGGATATATTAACCCTCGAAGACCTGATATTTTTTCAAGTGCTTTTGCAAAACAAATCGTAGATATTGAAAGAGGGAAACAGGATATTTTATTTCACGGTAATCTTGATTCTGTTCGCACTCTTTTAGATGTAAGAGATGTTGTTGATGCTTATTGGGTAGCTGCAGAAAAATGTGAAATTGGAGAAGCTTACAACATTGGCTCTACAGTTCCAGTCAGAGTTGGTGATTTCTTAGAAGAATTGAAGAAACAAGCTAACTGCAAGATTATATCTAAAGAAGATCCTAACTTACTTAGACCTGTAGACGTTACATTACAAATTCCAAGCGTAGATAAGTTTTACGAAAAAACAAACTGGAAACCTAAATACAATATAGAAGATAGTGTTCAACTTCTTCTAGACTATTATCGAAATCAATAAAAAGGGGAGCAGAGCTCCCCTTTTTATTTAATATTTAAGCTTTACTTTCTTATAATAAAAGTCCCAAAGTACCTTGAATCCATTTTTAGTTATATTATGTTCAACATGATAATCTATAACTAATGGTGGACGAGATTCTTTATTTCTTCTAGAGTAAAATTGATCATAAAAACGCTCATACTTTTGTTTGTCAATTATGTCAACACTCATAAACTGCTTATTCAAAGAAACAATACCTAACTTACTTCCACTTCTTCCAACTAATTGAATTGCATAACGAGTGTCAAAATTTCCAACATTTAATACACACTCTTTTTTTATTTTTTCAACCCATTCTTTTTCAGTCATATTTTATTTTACCTTAAAAGAATAATCCCATCGATTTCGATGGGATTAAGATTATTCTGGTCGATCTGTAATCATAGAGTCAAGCATCTTTATCAATCTATTTAAGCGATAATTAAAATAAAGAGAAAATGCCATAACAGATACAAAAATAACAGAACAGTTAATCCAAGTTACAGTTATAAAATTCATATCTACTCCACTATTTTCGCTGTCTTCTTATTCAATGTTTCAAAATTATTATTGTAAGACTTCAAGATTTTTTTAATCTGAAAAATTACGACAAATATCAAGACGAACATTATTGCCACTAAAGCAAATAAAATTGAAATTAAAATTGTTTCGTTCATATCTTTATTATATCACCAAGCCTCCGACAAGAATCGAACTTGCAACAAATGGTTTACAAAACCATTGCTCTACCTTTGAGCTACAGAGGCCAATTTTCCGGTAGAGATTCGAACTCCAATTAAAGGCACCAAAAACCTCTGTCCTACCATTGAACGACCGGAAATTACAATCTAATTATACCACGTAATAGCCTGTAGGGGTATCGAACCCCTGGTCTCCTCCGTGAAAGGGAGGCATCTTAACCACTCGACTAACAGGCCTTATCAAATTTAATCCCTATACGAATTGTATAGGGATTAAACACTCCTTAAATAGGATTCGAACCTATGACCGTTCGGTTAACAGCCGAATGCTCTACCGCTGAGCTATTAAGGACCATCATTTATATTATACCAAAGAATATTCTAATCGCAAGCTATTTTGAGAATAATAATTGTTGATATTACTACGACGAGTCCAAAGATAAAATTTACGAGTTTAGTTTGATTTTTCATATATACATTATACCATTGTGGTAGAATAGACTTATGGAAGAAGCGAACTATATTTGTGCTCAATGTGGTATACAGGGATATAAAAAGCCTCGTGAATTAAGAGAAAGAAATTTTTGCTCTCAAAATTGTTGGGGTGAATTTAGGAGTAAAAAATTAGCAATCAATTGCAGTCTATGTAAAACAGAAATATTTGTACGGCCTAGCAAAATCAAAGAAAACAATTTCTGTTCTAAAGAATGTTGGTATAAGTCCAAGAACAAAAAAGAAAAAATAAATTGTGATTTTTGCAACAATGAAATGTATAAAGTGCCCGATAAGTCAAATACAAACAATTTTTGTTCATTGAAATGTTATGGTAATTTTAAAAATCAAAAGCAAAAAATAAATTGTAAGTTTTGCAGTAAAGAAATTTATAAATCTCCAGCATTTGTAAAAGAGAACAATTTTTGTTCATTGAAATGTTATGGTAATTTTAATAATAAACATCAAAAAATAAATTGTAAATTATGCAATAAAGAAGTTTCGAAGCCATTATCGAAAATTGGTGAAAATAATTTTTGTTCTAGAGAATGTGCTTATGAGTTTCATTTTACAAAAAAGCTTATAAATTGTGATTTTTGCAATATCGAATTTTCAAAACCTGCTTATGAAATGTATGAAAATAATTTTTGTTCTAGTCGGTGTCATTTTAAATTCAGGTCTACTAAAAAGCTTGTCAATTGTGATTTTTGCAATAATCAAATTTTAAAACAGCTTTCAAAAATAGGGAAACATAATTTTTGCTCTAAAGATTGTTGTAATAAATTTATAGACCAAAAAACATCAACTGAATGTTTTGTTTGCAGCAAAAGTTTTTATCTTGCGCCCTATCGTATCAAGGCTTCATCTCGGCATTTTTGTTCAGTAGATTGTTTTAGTGAATTTAAAAGAACTAAAAAAGATTGGGGATCAACAAGAAGTAAGCTTGAAGTTGCAATTGAGGAGCATTTAAAAAATATATTTTCATTTGATATACTCTTCAATAAAAGAGAAATAGGTTATGAATTAGATATTTATATTCCTCATATTAATTTAGCTCTGGAAATAAATGGCATTTTTCATTACAAGCCTATTTATGATGACAAACATTATTTACGCACACAACATATTGACAAAGAAAAATCTGAAGAGTGCCAAAAAAGAAACATCAAACTTGTAATTATTGATGTTTCTAATGATGGAAAGTCAAAAATAATTCAAGCTCAAAGAATTGAAGAAGTTGTAAAAATCATTAATGATCGAATTGAAGAATTGAATCTTGAGCCAGAATTGATTGAACTTTCAGAATAATCTTATTTGCTCATCATTATTTCTATTGCAGCGTCTTTTTTTGTCCTTGTTCTATTCATTCCCCAGTTTTTTATTTGGAATTTTGGATCTTTTTTATCTATTATTATTGGGACAGTATTTTTGTGTGCATTTTCGGTTAAAACTTTTGAAGTATAGTTAAGGGAAAAAATCATTGCTACTATTGTTGCAATGATTGTGATTATTCCTACTAACATATCTTGTTTATTTTTCATTTGTTCTTGAAACTGAAAAAACTTGATATAAGTTCGTTTAATTGATTGTGTTCAAATTCTTCTGCATATAAGAAGCAGAATAAAGAAAAATTGTTTATCATCTACTCATCATCCTTTCTATAGCTACTTGTTTTTTTGATTTGGCTGTTGAAGTGTAATAATTTTTCTTTGATGCGTCAGACATCATATGCATAGCTTGAACACATTCTCTAATTTGAGATGAATTTGAATTTTCTTTAACTGGTTCTGGTTTAATTGCATATCCGATACTACCACTTACCACGATGAGCATAAAGTAAAAAAATATTTTTTCAATGTTTGTTTTCATAATAACCTCCTCTAAATAAAAAAGCCCTATCCTTATTAGGATAGGGCTTCAGTGCACTGTAAATAATATACAGTTCTTCAGGTTTAATTGCCTGGTAATTTTATTAAGTTATTGTTATATTGTTTTCCAGTAAGAGTTGTGAATCTTGCTATTGATTGTTCATAGTACTCAGGATCTATTTCGCATCCTTTAAAAATTCGTCCAGTATTTTCGCAAGCTATCATTGTGGATCCAGCGCCATTAAAGATGTCTAATACTGTTTCTCCTGGATTTGTGTAAGCGAGAATAAATCTTTCTAATATGCTAATTGGTTTTTGTGTAGGATGCCAATTGCAGTATTCTTTGCTTGTTGTATGATTATTCTTTTCCCAGACACAAGTTGGAATGGTACCTTGTTCGTATTCTTTTCCTGTTCTGATATTGACTTTTTGTTTTCTTTCTGTTCTTACGCTATCTGCATTAAAAGTAAAAGTTTTTTCTTTAGAGTAACACCAAATATATTCGTGTTTTCTAGCAAAGTTTGTTTTACTTCTTCCGCCCCAATTGTAGGACCAAATTACTTCCGGCTGTTGATAAAAGTTAGGAAGTTTATCTAATATTTCTAATCTATATCGTAAGAATGTATTATATTTCAAGGTTCCAAATACGCACATCATCTTATTAGGTTTGAGTACTCTTGCGCATTCTTTGGACCACTCTTTACACCAATCTAAATAAGTATCATCTGAACTCCATTGCTTATCCCATCCTTTACCACCATCAAATCCAATAAAGTAAGGTGGGTCTGTGAGAATAAGATCAATCGAATTATCTTTTAATGATTTTATATAAGTTAAGCAATCTTCATTTAGGTATTCGTGCATAGATTACTTATACTTAAAGTTTATCTTGCTACGAGTAGGATGAGCAAATATCCCACTACACTATATAGTATTACAAAAACAGCATCTTTACGTCTTTTGTCATTGTTCATAATTTCCCTCCAAACTATTTCAATGAGATAGACTGATTTTTTTTACAATCTAGATTTTAATTCTGAGTTACAAACTTCAATTAGCCTAGTGATAGTTTCTTTTGGCAATTGTTTTACTAGGTCTTCCATAGACTTTTTCTCCCAATCGCCGACAATTTTGTTTGCGAAAGGAAGTTTGTTAATATTAACTTCTGGAATGCCTGCAGTTTTCTTCAATAATTTTGATAACAAGGACATAAATTTTTCTCCTTTACATTAATGTGTCACTTAATTGTATTCTGCGATATAATAAGAATTGCTTTCGAAAAGTATTAAGAAATGAGGTATTTAAATGTTTTGTAATTCTTGGAAACATACATTTGTTTATGAGAGTAATTTGATTGATCCTCAGCCTGGTTATGTGGGAACTCATTCTGGTTGTACCTTATATAATAATCATATGAGTGCTTTAAATTTTGCACTATCCTCAGGTTGGGAATTAACGAAACACACTCCGCTTGATTTGCATAGGTTTTTGACAAAGAATATCTCATTTTTTGAAAATGGAAATTCTGGACAATATAGAACTGTGGATGTATGGATTGGTCACGACATATGCCCAAATCCTGTTGTTATCCCTAACTTGATGGATAATTGGTATGACTTTACTAAAAGATTGCTTGATTCAGCTAATGACAATAAAATCAGTACATTAGATGCTGCATTGCTTTCTCATCATTACTTTGAGGTTGTGCATCCTTTTATTGATGGCAACGGAAGAACAGGCAGGTTGTTAATACAAAAAATATTAACTGATCTTGGTGCTGATCCTATAATAATTAGGTTTGATGACAGAGCTGAATATTATGAAGCTATCGATAACTTTAGAGATCGATATTGGAATGGTACTGGGGTGGATTACGGCCTTGTTTTGTTAGACCATAGATAGGAATATTAATGTTTAGTTGTGAGAAAATAATTGTTTTTGACCTTGAAGCTACGTGTTGGGAGGGAAGAGAAAATGCTTATAAGTGGAGAGAAGTTATAAGTCTTGGGGCCTGTATATTGGACCTGAAGACTTTAGAAATTTCTGACAAGTTTCATATGTTGTGTAAGCCTGTAAGAAGTGAAATTTCTGAATATTGTACACGTATCACAGGCATTACAAAAGAACAAGCTGAAAATGGAGTTGAGTTTGAATTTATGTGCAAGAGTATTGCGGACAAGTTCAAGACCAAGTCTCTCCCTTGTGCAGCTTGGGGTAATGATAATGAGTTTATGCATTATGAGTGCAGGGATAAAGATTGCAAATATCCCTTTTCAAATGAATACGTAAATATATCTTTGCTCTACTCCGTTTTATCTGGCAAAATTCATAATAATGGTTTGGAACGCTCTTTAGCTGAAATTGGTTTGAAGTTTGACGGAGAAAAACATGATCCGTATTGGGACTCATACAATGCAGCTAGAGTTTTGATAAATCTAATAAAGAAGACAAGAACATTTGGTTTATGGAATAATGGTGCTTATGATCAGTTGGCTTGGGATGCTAATCCTGATGCTGTATCTTACAATATTTATAGATACAGTCAAAAAATTGGCTCTTCTAATACTAATTCATTTACAGTAAGTCAGCTTGTATTTGGTGAAGGCTGGACATATACAGTTACTGCTATTGATAAGAATGGATTAGAGTCTTTTCCATCTGCTTTAAGTTTAGCCAGGGGTGAGTTTGCTCCAAATTATAATTTTGGATGGACTACTAGACCGCCATCAACTCCTGGAAAATATGTCACTGTGGCTGAATGGAATAATGAAAAGCCAAGAAATTTTATTAAGTGGCAAGATCAACAAGTATATGGTCAAGATGCTCCTGGTGCATATAACATTTATAGAGATGGGAAACTAATTGCGTCTAATTTATGGTCTCAATATTATATAGACAAAGATGTAATGTCTGGCAAAACTTATAGATATGTTGTTGCTTCTGTAAATAAAAATCATTTTACAACACAAGAAACATTTGGTCCGGGAGCAGATATTACAACTAGATTTGGTCCACCTGATCCAATTTCAACTCCTGTTAATATTACTGGATTTACTTCTAATGATGACAGTGTTGTTGTTAAGTTTGACTTAATACCTGGTGCTGTTGACTACAAAGTTTATGTAGAAAACAATCCAAATACAGTCAAATATTCTTCTGGCTACAATATGGTTGAAATGAATGGTTTAGTAAGTAATCAATCATATAATCTTATTGTCGAAGCATTAGATAAGTTTGGACCATATCAACAAATTGATGGTGTCATAGGCCCTGGTGCTAGTAGTCCAAATGGTGAAGTTCATGCTGGTATAAATGGACACGGTGATCCATCTAACAATCCAATAGTGCTTGCAAAATCAGCACCATATAAAGTAATTACAATTCAAAAAACCCTAGCTGGTGAACAAGTTTTCTTTGACAACTTTAGAAACTTCCAACCTATTGTTCAAATGCCACAAAAGATGGATGTTGTTGCACAAAGATTTGGACCTAATTGGCAATATTGGAATAAAAGTGATGTCATTTTAAGATGGTATGAAAACGACAAATGGTCATTCTTCTTAGACGATCTTGATACATCTGCTTCAACTGTATTCTTGATGGGTTCTCACTTTATGGATACTATTTATGATGGTGGAACTTTAGGTCAGTCTTCTACACCTTCGCACGTAAGCAATGGTGTAATGTTGATGAGTCCAAAGAAAACTGCAAATATATCTGCAGACAAAGTTCTTCACTTAACATTTGAAGTTGATCCCCATTTTAGTGGAAGAAGATGGTGTGATATTCTTTTATTACCTGCCGGAGAAGTTGTATATTCTGGAAAAGCAGCAGACAAAATTGAACAGAATACAAAATCAGGTAAATTATTTAGATGGGCTATTAATTCTGGTGGACACACTATGAATGTTGACACTGGCTATAACCTTGATGGTTCTAGAAAATCTTACAATGTTCCGATTAAGTATGTTGGTAGAGATCATATGCCTTGGAATTTACCAGCACCATATAGAAGAGTAAATGATCTTACTGAATACAAAGTTGGCACATTTAAGGTCAATTCTGTAGTTGAAACATCTAGCGAACTTGATATTAAATGGACTGCTAATTTTGATGACAATGGTAAGTTTCCAGCCTTTACTATGAATACTGGAGCTAGACCAAAATCAGGTTGGATTAGATTTTCTGATTTTGGTGGCGCAGATGAATATGTACTTACCTCTGACACATTAAAAGTTTTAGATAATATTAATTTTGATCCAGACTATTGGTGGATTAGTCAAGTTTCAAAAGATAAGATCACAAAACTAATGGATGCTTATTGCACTACTCGTTCTGGTGCAATAATCTATAAGGCTACAAAAAATCCAATTACAGGTTTGTTTGAGGGTGATATTTTCTTTAGACCTAGTGCTGAAAGACAAAAAGAGCCATTGAATAGAACTTGGCAAGGATTGGATAGAAGAGCACAATTTGATTTGTATATCTCAAAAAATAGAGTGGTGGCTATTGAAGATGGTTATTTAGTAACTGATTCAACATTACCAGTTGATTTTCCATTTGAAGATATAAATGTCAATTTTACTCACTTAATTTATCATACATGGAATGAAATTGGTGAAGTAAGAACTTGGCTGCCAGATAATGCATACTGGATAAACTTCAGACCTTTTGCTGATGAACGTCACTGGGACAATATGGGGTTTGAAGTATTGACAAGTTTCCCTAATGTAAAATTATTGTAAATGAAACCATTTTCGTGACACCACGAATATGGTATATCAAGTTATTCTAAATTATCGAATAACTTATCATAATGAACTTGTAAGGATTTCTTACAAGTTCATTATTTGTTTAACTAGACAGGTGGTTTGATATATTCAATAAACTTGGCTAAATAAGCAGACAACTTTGCTACTGTTGGTGCTTTAAGCATAAGCTTATAATCACTAAGAGCCTTATTATATAAATCAGCTCTAAACTTAGTAATTTCTTTACCTGATAATACTGAAACTTCACTTACGTCTGTATATTTTGCATCAATTTCAGCAATGTCTACAAGCTCTAAGTTACCTACAGCAGTTTCAAAAAATTGCTTTGTTTCTTCGTCCTGTAGAAGATCATAACTTTCTAAAGAAGTTTTAACATACAATTTGAAATCTTCATTTAAAGAAGTAAATCCTTCAACAAGCTTAACACTAAGTAAATCATCTACTTCTGTCTTTGAATAGGTATCAATAAGTTTTGGTACAGGTTGTGGAGTTGGCGCTGGTTGAGGCTGTGGTTCAGGTTGTGGAGTTGGTTGTGGTGTTGGCTGAACTACATTGTTTACATTAATGAAATTGCCACTGTCCCAAGTTTTCATATCCTTCGCTTGCATTTGACCTGTAGCAGTCAATTTTACATTAGCAAGATTTCCATCTTCAACCATTGGACAAGCATCTTCTCCAGCTCTTGTCCAGGCCCAAGTGGCAAATGCTATAAGGTTTGGATATAATTTTGAAATCTTTTCCATTTCAATGTTAATGCTTTTTTGCCATTCAACATCTCCACAACCATACTCTTCAACAATGACAGCTACACCCTTATCTAAAATAGGCTTGAGATTTGGAAAAACTTCATAAGCATTGTTATATGCATGATAAGCATATGCATCAACTAATCCAGGATTAATAAGATTATTTGCTTCTGGTGTTGTATTTTCTTTAGACCACTTTGAAGTTGGACAAATAATAAACGCATTTGCATCAATAGATCTGTAAATTGTTGCTGCTTTTTCAAGAATAGGCTTGCACAAATTCCAGTCACCAATATCGTTAGGTTCATTTGTGATACTAACCCACACTGGCAACCCCTTCCAATTATTAGCCATAAGTTCAACAAGCTTATAGAAAGCTTCTGACTTTTCATACAAATCATTGCCTGTTGGGATGTGTTGAGGCCCAGCTATGACGTGACACCCTGCACTAAGCATTTTGCCAATAGTGTCTTGAATTCTATTTCTATAAATGTTATCAGCAATATACTTATCTGGATTGAACAAAAGTCTTAAGAACTTATGCCCAAGAAACTTTAATGAACTAAAGTATCCAGTTCTGTTAAAGTCAGGTGCTTCCGACCATAAATACTGGTTGCCATAATTTCCGCCTCTTATAGCTGTAATTGCATTAGCACCAGTTGTTCCTTCATAGATGTTGTAAGGTGTATATACAGTTCCGACAGTACCACCTATGCCACTAAGCTTTACTAACTGCCCATCAATAACTCTAAGTCGTGGAGGCAATTTAGATTCTGGGCATTTAGTAACCCAACTATCACCACCAACTTGAACATTAATACCTGGCCAAACCCAGTTTTGCATTTTCCAGTTATAATCAAATAAACCAAATTGTAAATTATGAATGCCACTAACAGCAGGATAATCAAAAACAATTTCGCCTTCAGAATACCAATATGGATCTGGGCCATCTGCTACCTTTGTTGCGCCGTCAGGAAGAACATCTGCGCCATTCTTTTTCGCATATGGAATCCAAGGTTGTTGAAACATTGAAGAACCCTTAGCTAACAAGAACCAACCACCCCAAGTAGTAAATGTCTTAGCTGGCATTTTGATTACATATGGAATATGCAATTTTCCATCAGCACCAGGGTCTTGAATCTTGTCTGCTAAAATCTCTACATATGGAGTCTTTACTCTTTTTTGCTTGGTAAGAATCTCAAATGAAACATCTTCAGCCGACTGGTCTGCAAGCACATCCCAATGGTTAGTAAAGAAAATAAATCTAAAACTATCGTACTTGCCAACATCAAATGTACTTATATCAAAATTGAAAGTTTGAGTTTCTCCAGAGAATAAACTAAACTTAAAATATTTTTTAGCTACATCATCATTAGGAACCCAGTTAAGCCATTGTTCTGTGGTCTGGCCTGTTTTTGGATTAGTGTATGTTCTTCTCATCCAAACTTGACATAAATCAGCATCAATTGGAGCTGATGGGTTTGTAGTTCTAACTTTTAAATTTACATCTCCAAGATCTACGGTTGGAATTAATTCAAGTTTTTCAAAAAAACTTGCAAATGAAGTTACTTCAAAATCTTTAAATTTACTTTTATTTACCTTATCAAATAAATTCAAGTCTGGTTGTTCTTGGTTTGGCTTGTAGAAAATTTCACTTACTTCTCTACCTTTTTCTTGTACCTGATCAAAATCGCTAGGTAGTTTCTTGTTAAAAAAATTAAACATTTTTTTCTCCTTTAAGCTTTAAAGCTATTGTGGTGATAATATTGTTGTAAATGTTTTTTTAGTTAATTTTTTAAGGTATTATATTAATATGGATAAGAACAATAAAAAAATCTATGATGTTGAAATAAGTAAAGCTTCAATGAATTTCAGTGCAGCTTTAGATTTGTTACTCAGCCATAATTGTTATATTTATCATGACTTAATGGTTGAAGAAGACATTCTTTCAAATGGTACACACTGGCTTAAATATGCTTATGCTTTTAAAAATGGAAAAACATATAAATTTTTCTATGAAACCAACAAGTGGGGCGATGAAATTACGGAACTAAACATTCCTTACAATAAATCTAAAACTTGGAGAGCTGAGAAGTTAGAAATTAACAATAAAGTATATTTGGATCCAGGTGAAGACTATTTACCATATGCAATTGAGAACAAGCATATTGGTAGCAATTTTGATGATTTTGCCAAAGAATATGATATCCAATTAAAAAGAGATATCAATTGGGCTGTCAAGATGCTTAATGCTGGAAAGATGATGACAAGAGAAGGCAATCCTAGTCTTACTCTGTTCCCAAAAAAATATGATCATGCTGAATCTATAATAACAACCTCAGATCTTTTTGCTGAAGATTGGGTGATTGTTCAAAATAAAACTTTCAAAGATGTTTTGGATGATCTTTATGCTGGTAAAACAATCAGGCGTAAAAGTTGGCATTCTGATTGGGGTGTTGGTAAATATGCTAGATACGGTAAGCTTATTTATTTAGACTTAATTGCTGATGACTGGGAAGTTGTGGATGTCGTAGCTGAAGTAGACAAAGTTCAAAAAGACATAAAAGATGGAAAAATTTAGTGTAATTTTATTGTCTGCAGTTTTTGTCTGTTCTGTTTTTAGTTGGGTATATTTTCTTATAGGAGCATTCAAGGTTGTTATCAAGAGAGACAAATCTTTTTTGCAATTTACTTCTTCTCTTCTTATAATTAGTGGAATGTTGAGCAGTTTGTTTTTCTTGACTTTGAGATTTTTATATGAACAGTGATCCAAAAATTTATAGCGAAGAATATGTTAGAGGTCGTATATACAGCTTTGTCAGATTCCATGCTTATTTGCGTAAAATAGCATCAATTTT